TTGAAACTGGAACTCTTGAAACTGGAACTCTTGAGACTGAAACTCTTGATACTTTAATACAGATACTCCTAAAGTAAGGATATTTTGAAAAGAAACAGATGTAAAGAGAGAAAATATCGTTTTTCCTAGTTTCTGTTATTTTAATTTAACTGAATGGATTAGTGAGGATGATATGACACAAGAACAAAAAGATAATTCTGATAATGAATATTATAAAACTACTTGAGGAATACTTGTAACTTACGGATACAAAGAAGCTTTTAAAAATAGCTATAATAAATTAAGTAAAGAAGAAAAAAGAAAACAAATAGAACAATTAAAAGCTCTACCTAATTGGGACAAAAATATATTTTTTGAAATATCAGGAATAGATATTGAGGATTCGGAAACAGAAATACCTGAATACACGATAGAGCAACTACAAGAGAAACTATGAGAGAATTTTAAAATTATAAAGTAATTATGAACAGATTCACCAAAAAACCTTTAAAAAATAAAAACACAATTATGAAAAAACTAATACCATTATTCATCGCTACAGCCTTTCTAGTGCTTGTCGGATATATCGCACACCAAGACAGTAAAATACACGCACAGGAGCTAGAAAACAGTGCTTTACAGCAAGATAAAGAAACTCTTATAGAGAAAAGTTTTGAGCTTACTCCACTAGAAGCAGAAATTACAAAATATGATAACTACAAAATTACAGTAGAAGAAAATAATAAAGTGATAAAACAAAAAGAATCTGAGAATAAAGATATACAAGACTTGATGTATGAGAGTGAGAAGAAAATAAATGAATTAACTTGAATAGCAAAGTAGTTGAACCTAGTGAGGTTATAAAAAGCACTTTATCCGATATGGAAGTTACAATGGATTTTATAGCAGACTTCGAAGGTTATAAAGATTGTGCCTACTGGGATGTGAAGCAATGGAGTATATGATATGGAACTAAGAGTTATCAATGAGAATGTATCACAAAAGAGGAGGCTAAAAAACGTAAACTCGGATATATAGAGTGAATATATAAGCTTTACCCTGAAACTTGTTTTACAGAGAATCAAAAGATAGCTTTGACCTCTTACATATACAATACTGGCTGATTCCAGATGAATCTAAGAACGTATATACAAAGATGTGATAAAGATAGTGTGTTATTTGTGATGAACTCGTGGGGATGGAATTTTCCTTGATTAGTAAAAAGGAGAAATATAGAGATTAGTAAATTTAAAAGTTAGTATGCTAGGAAACAAACAACAAATAATAGACTGGCTACAAGGAAAAAAAGACGATGTTATATTTGAACTTACTCAAAAAAGAGAAAAAACATCACGTTCCCTTGCTCAAAACCGATACTACTTTTTATTGCTTGATATAATAGCAGACTTTCACGGAAATAGTGTACTAGAACAACATGAACTTATAAAGATGTACTTCAAGCTAGAAACTACTACAAACCTAGAAATAGATGAGTTTACTTTCTTAATAGAATCTATAAGGGATTTATGGAAAACTAAGTTTGATGTATATTTACCTAAGCCTAACGAGATTTGAGATATGGACGGATTATCGCAATATATTAATTTAAAATAATACTATGATAACAGAGAATAAAAAAGATTCGCAGTGTATGAGGATATTAAACTTATTACGATCTAAAGAAAAAGTACAATTACCCGAGTTACTTAAAATGTGAATAGCTAACCATACTGCAAGGATGAGTAATTTAAGAAAAAAGGGTTATGATATTAAGTGTAAAAAGAAATGGGACGAAGAAGCTAAAGAGTATCACTCGGAATATAAACTAATTACTGACTAATGGATATATACATAGCAGAAAACGGAGAACTAACAAAAGTAAGATATAAAGACTGTATATCAAACGGAGATGTTGTTATATCAAGTTCTGAAAGAGAAATTATTGAGAAGTATTGTGATACATATGATTTACCAGTAAAAGATGTTTTATCTAGGAGCAGGAAGAAGATATACCAACAAGTAAGAAGATTAATAGTAAGAGACTTGAGAGATAGACTTGGTAGGACATACCAAAGAATAGGGGATATATTTTGATGAAGAAACCACGCAAGTATTATGTATTTTTACAAAAACTAATTATGAGACTAGAAGAACTAACAGAAGTAACATACAAAGGAGCTGACGGAGTTTATACCTACAAGATACCTAGAGCAGTTACACTCCCAGTATGAAAACCATACAAAGCTATATAAAGAGGGTACAGAGTTTTATATGAAGAGAAATGAGCTTTTACAGTTTATTAGAGAGAACAGATTTTATAGTAGTAATATTTATTAGATGAATAAAGAATTTAAAAAAGGAACAAGCTACATCCCAAGACCTTTTGAAATAGAAAGCTCTAGGAAGAAGCATATAACGTGGGGGAGAGATGGAGAGATAGTGTCGGATGAAATTTTAACAGTAAAATATATATATGACTAAAAAGAAATTCAGAAAGATAATGACTAACTGGAGTGAGAAGAATAATGACGCTAGTATTTACTTAGATAAGAAAGCTAGCCAAATATAATTAATTACTACAATATGGAATCAGAAATAATAATAGGAGATATAATTTACACCCTAACTGACTAGAATGTACCGTAAACATAAATACTGAGCAGTAAAAACAGAGATAGACTGAATAAAGTTCGATAGTAAACTCGAAAGTAGATTTTACCACTATTTTAAAAACAACAATATAGAGATATTAGAGCTACAGCCAGTATTTATACTACAAGAAGGTTTTAGGTACGAGTGAAAAGCAATAAGAGCTATTAAATATATACCCGACTTTAAAATAAAGTATAAGTGAGGTATATATTATGTGGATTCAAAATGATTAGCAGACGCAGTCTTTAAATTAAAGCATAAGTTATGGATTAGAAAGTATTGAGATGAGAATATACTAATAATAGCAAAGAGTATAAAGGATTTAGAAAGTAAGATTAATTAATGAAATACCCAGCAAAGTTTAACACAACAACAAAAGAAAAGATATACAACAGAGATAATTGCCATTGTATATTTTGTAATGCAGTAACTAACCTACAATTCCACCATATATATTATTGAACAGAAAGTATATACACTAAGGATAGAAATAAACCTCATATGTGAGTTACGGTTTGTATGAAACATTATTTAGAGATACGTAGTTGCAGTAAGTGAGAAGGTAAAAGGCAACAAGCTATAGATTATATTAATAATCTATAAAAGTATATTGTAAAGTATAAAGTCACTAAAATGTACAATAAAGTTGAAAAAAGATTTGCAATAAGAGATTTAAGTGATATACTTACCTTGTAACTTAATAAATAACTAAAAGATTATGACAACTACTTACAAAGGAAAAGAAATGACTTACAGATTTTCTACTATTAAAAACTGAGTGTATGGAAGACCATCAATAAAAGATTCAGCGTTACATAATCTAAAAAAGTTTAATGGTACAGTTGAGCAAAGAGATGGAAGTAAATTAATTAATTTTGTTGTAACAGTTGGAAACTCTGCATCTGAAAATATTTATATAGATACATATGAGCTAGTTTAATTACTAGCTCCCCAGATTTTAATATTTACCCATCAGAAAATGAAACATTGCAATCCCAGAGATTTTATAGAAAGTGTCGATAAAGAGTATCAGTCACTCAAAAAAGAATTAAGATTAAGGCACATTAATATTATACATAATTACCTAAAAGATACTGGAATTATTTTTAATATACAGAAATATAATTGGGTATGATATGCTGAGCAGATGGAAATATGAGCATTATGAGAAGCTAGTTCACTGGATTGTAAACAAAGAGTTTTAGAAAGGTTTTCTGATTATTTAAATCCTGATGACAAAGAATTTATAAAAGCAGTATGAGAATGAGGTGTCTATGAATATTTTACTGATATAATATCTGACGAATTATGAATAAACTACTAGGAATATTTTGATTATGGGGGGTTATAACTCTCTCCATCAATCTACATAATTGATTACAAGACCCCATCCCATCAATGTTTTGTTTACTTCTCTCCATCTGGTTAACTGTAACTTCGTTAAATGAATTAGATGCAAGTAATATTAAAAATGAGTTAAAATCTATTAAAGACATATCTTATAATGACTGATATCAAGAATGATATAGTGACTGATATGATGCTCGTGATAGAGATTTATAAATTAGAACTTATATAAAAAATGAAACACATAAAACTAGAAGACAAACAAACAGAAAATAGAATAGAGGAGTTAAAAACTATCTACAATATAGCAACAGATACAAAGCTAATAGCTCATATAGTAAACTTAGATTATAACAAACACTTTTAATATGTTTATAGACGCACTCATAATCTGACTGATCCAAACAACACCTTTTACCTACAAAGAGGATTGCCACGAGATGCACCAGCACCACATAGACTGATACCACAGAGTAATAGAATACTGGGAAGAAGAAACACCCGAGATAATCTATGACAAAGAATCCATGGTAAATATGTGTAACCCTACTTTTGGTATAGACTTAGTAGTCCACGAGCTAGGACATGAACTCCACCATATAATCCGAAGCGACTCAGACTATGCACTCTATATAGAAGTATTCCACAAGCTCCACGAAATGAGTAAACTCGATATAGACTATACTAGCCAGTATGCACAGATGAATGAAAACATAGATTTAATTATTAAGAAATACGAATGAAAGTAATAACTGACATTGAATTACTAAAGAAAATACAGCCTATACTGGAGGATAGGGAGACTGAATACCAATATTGTGTTATTAGAAAATTAAATAAAGCAAGAGACTGACATATATTATTTGCTTGAGTCTATAATGATGAGGTGGAGGATATAAAAAAAGAATTCGATTGTAATTTATACATAGAGATATACAAAACTCTCACACTAGAAGAAGCAATAGAGATATTGCCAAAGATATTCAGTAGAAAAATGAGTAAAAGATATAATATTGACTTATCTACTGACTGAGACCAAAGAAAAACTCATTATTATTGTTGTATATATAATCTTCAAGATTGAAGAATATGAGACAGGATTTTTAGATGAGACACTCCTATAGAAGCTATAGAAAAGATGCTTCAATTTTTAATCGATAACTGACACCTATGAAAGAACTAAGAGATTTATTATGTGAAGTAGAGGGTATAAAAAGAGATTTAAATAAGCCTATATTATGAAGTAGGATAACCTATCATAGGAATTGAAGAGATTATACAAATACTTTTGTTTTAAAATACAGAAACAGAATGCAAGTAGTAAAAACGCATTGAATATACCAAACAAACCTCTCCATCTATACACAGAAGAAGAAAAACAAAACTTACTTGAATTATTACAAAAACTATGACAGAAATAGACAACGACTTCCATAACGGAGTAATACAAAAGCACTTAGACGAGCAGAAAGCAGAAGACACAAGAAAGAAAATACTAGCAGAGCAACAGAAGTTAAGTTTCACAGTATTAGCAATCCTAGAGTGAGAAAAGAACACCGAGAGAGATATAGTAGCGAGATTAGTTTTAAATGAGGTGGAGAAGCATAGAGATTATTTATTAAAAATATAGTATGAAGATAAAAAATATTATGATTCATGGTTATTCATGAAAATTTAATGTAGCTGAAACTATCTGAGATATTGATAGATTTGACGATAGAGAAAAATGAAAAATACTATTACAAATATATAATAGAATAAATTTTAAGATAAATGAATCAGACAATGATTAAAATCACAGCTTACCACGCAACAGATATACCAAGTACCAAGAGAGAGTATAATTTCACTACAAAACAACCTCCTAGAGACACAGTAGATGCTAGAGAGGTAGAAGTATCACGAGAATAGTTTGAGAGACTGCTAGAGGCAGATATGAACGAGGTGAGAGAATTTGTTATTAATTTATTAAGAGAGTAGATATTTGCAATCCAAAGACCAAATAAGTATAATAGACTTGCAGTAGCGAAAGCATAAAGCTGCTACTTGAATAAAACTCGTACTAGCAATCCATGAGACATAAAGAGATTGCTAACTAATCTCAAAAATACCTTTAAATTCTAAACACAAAATTATGAAACATTAGTATAACCCTAGCTAATTGTAGTCTAGGTGGAGAAGTTCTTACGTGAGGCTTTCTCCGCTTAGCTTATAATTACCAAACTATGAGAAACCTACAAGCTTTGTTTTACATAATCTGAGGATTAATTGTGGTTGCATTGGCTTCATTGGTTATATCGGTTTTTTTACTTAAACATTTCTAAATTATGAATAGAGATATAGAGTTTCGATTATGGGATAGTGTGAGTATGTTATACCTAAGCAATGCTCATACTTTTGATTTATATGAGTGAATGTGATGAGGGAGATATACCATAATGCAATTTACAGGCTTAAAGGATAAGGAATGAAATAAGATATTCGAATGAGATGTTGTCTATATTGCATGAACTTGAAATTGTGAGGTAGTATTTAGTTATTGACAATATATGTTTAGAGACCAAGACTATTATAGAGAATATTCTGATATATTAATGGAGCAAGATATGTGAGAAATACTCGGAAATGTGTACGAGAATCCAGAATTACTTACTAATAAATAAACTATGAACACACTACTATTACTAATAATCTGAATGATACTAGGAGTTATAATCAAAGGATTATACGAGGAGCTAGAGTTTTATGTTTGGAGGAGGAGATGTAAAAAGGATATGGAAGAAATGCTAGCTAACCCATTAGATGTAAAAGACTTCCCAAAAGAAGAACTCACAAGTATATATGAGAAACCTAGGTTATGTACAGATAGAATAGAAAAACAATTAAATATAATGGAAACTAAAATACTAGACTATGATGATTCAGCTATATCTATGATATATGACCAAAGTGCTAAGATTAAAAAACTATTAAAATAAACCTATGACAGAATAACAGAAGTAGGCGAAGCAATAGAGGAAGCAAAAGCACTCTGTTGGCAAAAGATACTAGGTAAGGTATTTGATTTACATAGAGCAGAGGTAAAGAGAGAAGTAGAGAAATTAATTGAATTAAGTAAGTAATATGAAAGATAGATTATATAAATGGCTTGGTAAATCTGCATACATAGATTATTCTAACTGCAATTACATTCAAAGACTCTTATTTCCATTTATAATTTTTTATATATCAGTTGAATTTATTCCGTGATTTTTCCTAACACTTATGTATTTTATATTTATATGATTTATATATTCTATTTATTTAAATGTATGAAAGGAAATGTATGATGATGTATGACCTAACTACTATTAAATGAAACTAACTATATACTCCTGAGCAGACAAAGAACCTAGTATATGATATGATATGTGAGATACGATAGGTACAGGGCATAACAATGCACTTTTGATTGAAGCTTGCTCTAGGAGATATAGAGAGATAGACAATATAAGAAGTAATGTAGAGAGTGAGAGAGAGGAGGCAAGGAGATTAATTTTAGATTTATTAGAGAAATAATATGAAACTACAAGATAAAAAATGGAATGTATTACTAGAGATATTTGATCATATCCAAGATTATATGAATCTGAATCATTGGGATATATCTTGGCAAGGATTTAGTACTTGAGAATTGGGGAGTACAGTACAATGAAGATTAGATAGATGTTCTCATAGTTATTTTTTAGCTGAGGTATTATTTGATAACACACTTTTATATAAACAAGTAGATGATTATTATATAAATGAAATACTCAGAATATTAGTACATGAACTTTGCCATATATATACAGGAGCAGGCAGTCAGTATTTACTAGATGATGTAAACGAGCATAATCTCACTAATAGAATGGGGAGATTTGAACTATGAGATATTAAAAACAAAGTTATTTTTGTAGAAGAACAGATGACCAACCTTTTAGATGATGTTATATATAGGTGACTAAAAATAGAAAAGAAGTTTACAGACCTTGTAGAGGAACTTAAGAAACTTTGTAAATAAATTAAAAATATGAAACTATCACAAGTAACTCCCGAGATACTAGACCTTATGACAGATGAGGAAATAGAAAGACTAGAGGTAGATGATATAGGTATTCCTCGATTATGAGCTAGGGCTAAAATACTCAGAGACAAGTTCTGAGATGACTATGAGGAGATAATGAAGAGAGGGAAAACTTGCAAATAACTAATAACTAAATATAATAAGACTATTATAACAAAAGACTATGACATTATCTCTACCAGTAATACATAAAGACTGCAAAGCTCCTATGAGAGTAGAGATTAAGTCGTATAGTTGAGTACAGTTAAAATATTGAGTATGTACTAGATGTAAGAAGAGAATGCAACTAGATAATCTAAACGCAGAAGTAATTAATAACTTAATAATGGTGTAATGGCTAAGAAGAAAGATACATCTAACCTATGAAGAAACACTAAAAAGACCCCTGAAGTTGTAGGAAAGCTTGAGGAGATATTTAGAATAGATGGAACTATCTCAGAAGCTTGTAGTTATGCTAATATTGACAGAAGCACTTATTATGACTGGCTAGAGAAAGATAAAGATTTTTCCAACAAAATGGAGGATGCTAAGGAATATATGTTTATAGAAGCTAGAAAAACCATAGTAAAAGCAGTAAAAGAATGAGACGGAAAGCTTGCGCTTGATATAATGAGAAAGAGAGATAAGAGATATAAGGATAAGAGTGAAAATGAGAATACAGATACAATAAAGGTAGAAGAAAGCTCTATAGAAAAATTAAATGCTTTACTATGATGAGAATAGGAGACTATAACTTCAAGAAGTCTTTAGAAGAACTTGAGGCAATGAATGGAGCTACTAGAAAAGAATTTTTTAGTCAATGATGACCTAATAGATTCTTGCTCTGGTGGTTTTTTTATTATCGTGAGGATTTCATAACAGATTTAGCAGACTTTCATTATGAGTGGATAGAATCGTTGTTTAGTAGTAATACTATGCTTGAATGATTCAGATGAAGTATAAAGACCACCTTAGTAATAGCAGTTACTACATACAAGATTAGTAATAACCTATGTAAGTTTGTTGTTTGGCAGTCATACGAAGATACAGCAAGTACAGAGAATACTACAAATATAGCCCGTAATTTATTAAGTGAGAGATTACAACAAGATTATGGAGTATTATTTAGATTATCATGAGGTAGTAAACAAGACTTAGAAAAGAAGAGCGTTTCTAATTTTGATACTACAAATAAGGTAAAAGTAAGAGCTGCTTCACTATGACAGAAACTAAGATGAGCATTGAGTAAGACAGATAGACCTGATTTACTTATAATAGATGATATAGATGTTTCAGATAGTGTAAGAAACCCTGAGATAATAGATAAGAATTATAAGAAAGTAACTTGAGAGACTTTCGGATCAATGACAAAAGACGGGACAGCTCAAATATACTTTTTGTGAAACACTATTAATCAAGATTGAATTGTACCGAGATTTAGGAAAGAGAAGAAAGGCATGAAGTGATGGAGAGTATTTCATCAGCCTTTATTTGTTGACGATGTTTTACAATGGGATTTCTTCACAGAATCTACTATAGAGAGTATAAAAGAAGATGAATGACCTATAGCTTATAATCAAAATTATTTGCTTATACCTATAGATAGTTATGAGGACTGATTTATTAAAATGGAACATTTAAGGTATTATGATTATATAAATCCTGATGACTTCGGGGATTTATATATGCACGTTGATACAACACATACAGCTAAAACTACAAGTGATTACTTCTGTCCTATGATAGTATGAGAACATAAAACAGAAAAAAACTATTATATTATAGATTTTATGCTCGAAAAAATAGACCCCGAGGCACAAGCAAGAGCTGTAATAAATATGTATATAAAGAATCCTAAAATAAAAAAGATAACATATGATGAGAAAGCTAATCAATGATTTTGATTATGGATTAAAAAGCTAGCTAGAGAAGAATATAATATTAGTCTACCAATAACAGAATTAAATTACCCTAAAGATAAAGTAACACATTTTGAACCTCATATACCTCATTTTATAGCTAATAGAGTATATTTGCCAAGCAGGCATAAAGATTTACAACTAGCAGAGACGCAACTAATAGCTTTCCCAACAAAGTGAGTAAACGATGACTTTGTAGATTGAATAAGCTGATGTTTAGATAACTTCAAAAGAATTAAAGATACAACTCCTTGAATTTTAGAAGTAGATTATGACGAACTCATATAAAAACTTTACAATTCTATATATAAAGTAATATAGGATATATCACTTATAATAAAATATGGATAAAACTAAGATATTAGAGCGAATTGGTACTGAGTATACTCTCAGTAAAGATACTTTCCAACAATGGAGAGAAAAGAAATTAGACCAGTTTTCAGTAATATTTGATGCACAAAAGCCTGAGGATAAAGTCTCTACTAATCTTTTTGCTTCACTACATAAAACATTTATAGCACTTTCTTATGCTGATGAACTTACAGTGAAGTATCAAGCACTTGGAATGGAAGATGAGGAAGTAGCAGAAAACTTTGAGATTCTTGCTAAAGCAGACTTTGCTAGAATGTGACTCGATAAAATAAACTACTTAAAACAATCTGATAGAGCTACTTATAATCTCTCTATTAGACTTTTAGAGTGGGGTAAAGAAGAAAACAGACCTGTGTGTCAAATACTTGACCCTATGAGTTGGTATGCTGACCCTAACCCAACTTGATTTAGTGGTAATGATTATAGATGGCATTGATTTGAAACTGTTATAAGCAAGGAAGCTCTGGAAGATATGTGATATGATACAGAATGACTCTGAGGAGCATCTGAGGAAAAAGAACGTATTGAATCAAGAAGAAAAGAGACAATGCTACAAAGTGAGCAAGATGACGATACAGAAAATAAAATGATTTGACTCTATAATCATTTCTTTATTGAGAATGGAATATGGTACAAGGTTATGTGTGACTCTAGTAGAAGTAAGGTACTTGATTTAGTAGAATATGGAGAAAAGTGTCCTATAATACTTAATTTCTACGATTTAAAGAGATGAAGTGCTACTTGAGGAGCTAGTATACTAGATATGACAGAAGACAAGGAGAGAGCTAGTAATAAGCTATTTAACCTTATGTATATTAAATCACTTAGAGAATGACTCTGAGGAGACTTTATATATGATGCTGATGTAATTAAAGACACTACAAAGCTTGCTAACCCTAGTACAAAACGTAGATATATCCGAGCAACGAATCTTAATAACAAGAGATTATCTGATGCAATGATGGAACTTCCACAAAGTCAGATTAAACAAGATGTATCTATGATGAAAGATACTCTCAAGAGAGAGAGTCAAACAAGTGTTGGTATTGATTCTTTTGTACAATGAGTAAGAAGCGACCAAAGTATCACAGCAACTGAGAGTCAAACAATACAACAAAATGCTAACCTTAATTTAGCATTAAATAATAAGGTAGATGCAATGTGAGAAAAAGACTTTTGGTCTTATATATTTACACTCTATCAAGAACACTTTGACGCATCTAAAAAGGTTATAGCAAGATTAAATGTAGGTTTTGGAAGTAAAGCAGTAACACTAGAGAAAAAGGACTTCGGAAGTGCTAACAATCTTGATGTAATTATAGTAAATAAGAGTGACAAACAGGCCCAGAACGAGAAAGAGAAACTAAATATACCTTATTATCAATGAGAAGCACAAAACCCTGAATATCCTAAAGTGATTAGAAACTTCTTTAAACGTAAGATAGCTAAACTCTCTGGAATGACTCCAGATGAGATTAAATTTGCTTATTATGACTATCTTGAAGAGAAAGCTAAGATGGATTTAATCCTGCTTAATGAGAATGAGGATATAGCTTGAATAGATGCAAATGAAGACCAAACTACTTACCTTATGATATACAAAAGATGAGTAGAAACTAAGGCACTTGCTAAGTGGAGAGCCAAACGTCAGAAGTTATTAGAACAACAAATGCAGAAGAAAGCACAAGGCGAATCTTGACTTCCTGCAGAAAGTAATAAAATGTTAGATAACCAGATGATGGCGAATAGTATGTCTCAGCAGAGGCAACAATCTTTATGAAATAACTCTGAACTATGATAAAAGAAAACACAACACTAGAGGATATTGATTTAAACCTAGTCTCTAAAGAAATGCTTGAGATGACAAGAAAAGAAACTGAAGCTAAATACCTTGCTTGTTTTGTAAATATAGCTCTCTATGATTATCTTATAGATTATATGAGTGGAGAACTAGAGAATGAGGAAGAGGAAAACAAAAAACAACTAGAGAACTCAATAGAATCAGAAAGACAAAAGAAACTCGCTACTATCAAGATGATAGAGAATCATAGAGTTAACCTAGAATCACTTGATGCTTTAATATCTAAGAAATAATATATGTTAGGAACAAGTTTTGGAAATGTAGAGCTTACAGAAGGAGCTAAAGACTTATATAGAGAAACAGGACTCACTAAATTGCAAGAGTTCTATGGATTATCTTTTAAAGAGATGTTCGATGAAAAGGCTATGAAAGCTAAATGAGTAAAAGATAAGGATAAAAAATATATCCTAGAGCATAGAGAAGTAGAGTTTGCAAGAAGAGAGACTGAATCTTTTGAAATGCGAATGAATCTCTTTAAAGAGCCTAGATGGAAAGAGCTTAAAGAAAAATATGGTATTCATGAGAACGATATTAGAAATGAACAAGCTCTTAGAGATAAATGACTGAGTAATGATGATATAGGTTTCATTATGTGACAAGATATTAAAGACAAAGCACAGGAAGATAAATGAGAAGTGGAACTATCACTAGATGAAATGAAACTTCTATTAGATGATGCAGGTATTAAATATCATCACGCAAGTAAAGAGCCTAAACTATTAGAACTACTTAAAGAAAATAAATTACTATGAGCAGAGAAAAAATAGAATGACTGGAACTTCTCAAAGCTTTTCCTCAATGGCAATATCTACAATCAGAACTAGAAGAATGTTTAGAAGAAGTACAAAGAGAAATAAATAGAGAAAAGAAAACAGTTATAGATAGAACATACGATGATGTACTTAAGAGGGAAAGAGCAGTACTAGAAATGCTTATTAATCTTCCAGATACACTCATAAGTGATATAAGAAATACAGTAATAGAAGAGAGAGACGAGTAAGTCTCTCTTTTTAGTTGACAACTAAGCTAACAGGCTTATATTTATCTTAGTAGTAAGGACTACATAATAACTCCTAAACATAAGACACTATGTCAAACGAACTAGAAGAACAAGCTCAAGAGCAGATTGATGCCCTATACTCAGGCACAAATGAGTCAAACGAATCTGAACAAGCTGAGGAACTCCAAGAGGATACTCAAGAGGAGGAAATTAGTGAGGAACTCCAAGACGAACAAGTCAAGGATGAGCAAGAACTTAAAGAAACTCAGCCAAAGTCTAAAGCAGAGAAGAATTTTGAAAAGATACTTAAAAAGAAGAATCAATACAAGAATCAATCTGAAGAGGCATTAGCTAGAGTTCAAAAATTAGAAAATGACTTACTTGATGAGAGGTTTTACAAAAGCCACCCACAAGCCGAAGCCCTTAGAGATGATATTAATGCAGTGATGGAAGAGTTCTCTGACAGCCCTAGTATGACTAGAGAGAGAGCCTTTGCAATGGTGGCAAATGAAAAATGAGTATCTGCAAGACCGAAAGGAATTATAGGAACTCCTGCTCAAGCTACACCTGCTAAAACTACAAAAGATATGAGTTCGGCTGAACTTACAGACTATGCAAAAGCGAATGATATTCTTTGAAAAGCTCTAAGAGGAGAATAAGTATATTTTCTAAGTAAAACTTTAAATTTAACTTAGATAAACTATGACAGCTATTAAACGATGAGATATAACTGGTACTGGAATACTCCAACAGTTACTCCAAAAGACAACACTAGAGAACTTTAGACCTGCAAGATACTTCTATGAAATGGGAGAAAAATCAATGTACGGTAATGGTTACAACTCTATTGGTTGGGCGAGATTTACGAAACTTAATGTTTCTATTGCTAATGCTACACTTGATGATGGTGTAACTCCATCTGATACAGCATTTGATGCAACTCTTATTACTACTACACCTACACAATATGGTATCGTAGTAAGATTCTCAGATATGTTACTTAAAACAGCAGGTGTTAACTTCCTTACAGGAGCAGGTGTTGAAGTTGGTAACAATATGGGAGAAATAATCGACAAGGTTATTCAAACAGAAGTAATGGGAGGTACAAACGTAACGTATTGTTCTACTACTAATACTTCAAGAGCTACACTTAATCTTGATACTGACGGAGATACAATGGCAGCTACTTATGTAAATAAAGCAGCAGTTAAGCTTAAATCAAGAAGTGTACCTACATTCGGTGGTTACTATATGGGTATTGCTCATCCACACGTTGTATATGACCTAAGAGAAGACACTTCTAATAGTGGTTGGATTGAAGCTCATAAATATGCACAACCTAATGAAATTTTCACTGGGGAAGTTGGAGCATTACACGGAGTAAGAATGGTTGATACAGCACTTGTACAAACATTTGCATCTACGGAAACTGTTTACCCAACTCTTATCTTCGGACGAGGAGCATACGGTGTTGCAGACCTAGAAAAACTACAAACAACTCTTGTACTTCCTACAGCTAATGACTCAGACCCTCTTGCACAAAGAGCGTCAGTTGGTGCTAAGGTTGCATTCTCTGCAAAGAGACTACAAGAAGATGCTATGGAAAGACTAGAATCAGTTACTTCATTTGCATAATAATATGGGAGAGTAAAATCTCCCTTTTATTCGTTTATTTATATGTATAATGTAGATAGGCGAATGAAATACTCAATAACTAAAATATAATGGACGTATTACCTATATTAAATAGAGCTAGAAGACTTACTTCTACTGATGAGAATCAATACACAAATGATGAGTGAGTTGAGGATATTAATTTTTTGTATCAAGAACTATGTAATGAGATAGTGAGAGAAGTATGAGAGGATTACTTTTGGGATTATGTGAAATGAAAAACAGTTGTAGGACAGAGTGAATATGATATTAAAGATATGATAGATTGAGACGATGTTTATGATATTAAGAAGATAAAAGCTTTCTTTATCAAGTACGACAGCACTTATACAAACTACAAGAGAGTTACATATAGAGATTTTGAGGATTATCTACAAGGAAGAGAAGAACTTGAAACATCACAGAACTTCTCTAATCCTATTTATTGTATAAAAGATGAATCTACTTTTCTATTCCCTGCTCCAGTTGAAGTTGTTAAGGATGGATTATACTATGAGATTATTTATACTCCTTTAGACCTTGCTATAGATTCAGTACAAGCAGATATTAAAATACCTAGAGAGTATCACTATATACTTGCAGAGGGTATGAAAATATACGCACACGAGTCTAATTCAAGATTTAATGAAGCAAACCAAGCAAGACAATCTTTCGAGCAAGAGAAACGAAAAATGATAGAGTTCTTACAAGAGAGAAAACAATGAGATATAATTGAGGAATTACCTAACTTAACACACTTAGACTAATGGAATACTTCCAACAAAGAGCATTTAACTGAGGATTCTCCGAGGATGATAGAATAGCGAATCCAGACCAGTATTTATATTGAGAGAATATAGATACTTTTTCTAATCCTACATTTATACAACTTTCTAAAAAGCCACAATCTGTAATAACAACAAACAATCAAATACACCAGTTTTTAGAAATAAGAGATAGAGTTACAAACTCTAGTAAAATATTAGCTTTTGGTACAGATGAAATATACAACACAGATTCTTCTACTCCTGTTTATTCAGATTCTAGCTTAGGATTATTAGACAATCCAGTTTTTGTACTTTGAGACTATGTGTATTGGGTAAGAGATACATGAAGCACGTGAGCTTTTAAATTAGATAGAATTACACAGTCAGCAGCCTTTGGTAGCTCTTGGACTCCTACTCTTGACTACTTAACACTTTCTAATAATAACTACTTTGAGTATACTTCACATATCACAATAGGTAATGAAGCCTATATATCACTAGGGAACATTATAGAATATTTAAAAGCTGATGGAACTACTGTACCTTATACTAATCTCGTAGATAAAGAGATAGTAGGTATGGCTGATGTATTTGATGGTATATATATATTCACAGAAGATGGTAAAATGCACAAATGGGACTGACTCTCTGAGTTTGTAAGCTTTACTATTACTCTGAATGTAAAAGTAGGTAAAATATACCAGTATTGAAGTAAAATATACTGATTATCAGGTGCTATGCTCTCAAAACAAGGGCTTTATGAGTTTGATGGTCGGGCTTTTGTACCTATACTTACAGAGAGCTTTTCAAGTAAAGTATCTGAGAGAAAAGGACAATTTAACCTAGAAACAGGATCTATAGCAAATGATAGAGAAAACTTTTACTTTATAGACGATAGAACGAAGATTTGTTTTTATTGAAACGAGATTTCAGGTACTAAAAAAGGATTTCACTATATAAACACTAGAAATAGCTCAGATAACTCAGTAACAGCGTTTACAGCTATATTTTATGCAAAAGATTCTCTATATATAGCATATAATGATTGAGGTAATTACTGAATTGATAAGGTATTAATATCAGAAAAGAATACTTCATGATATCTAGTAACGAATGTAAACGATTATAATACTGCCATTATACGTAAAAGTACACAAGCAGTATATCTTAGAGTATATGATGTAGATTCAGACCATACAATCACTATACAGGCTGCTACAACAGGCTTATGATTTCAAAACCTCATAACAGTAGACTCGCTACCAAAGGATTGAATAGTGAGAATCCCTAACAGACTCTTTATAGATGCTGGATTACCTAATGAGTTTGAGGATATTACTTTTAAGATTATTTTAACAAGTAATGACTCACTTAGCCCTAAAGTATGGAGAGGATACACACATGAATATAACTTAAACCCTGTTATATAATGGAAAATAAAAAGTACAATACACCTTGAGGGAAATTTAGTATACAGACTCGCTCTGATATGATACAAGAAAACCCTATTATTGATGTGTATGGACTTAATACGGAGCAACTTACTATCTGAAATGGTGTACAGCGAGAACCAATCACAAAAGGCACAATAGATACAGCAGATGCTACTATTCCTGAAGTAAATAACATATATAATCTCAATTTAAGTAACCCTGATTGAGAGGTTTTATCTATGACTTTTAATGGGGTAGATTATACTTTTAAAGTATGACCTTTTGCAAACGAAACACTGGCTTATGAAACTCTTGCTGATGAAATACAAACTGTTCTTTGAGAAACATACTCAGTAGAATATATAGGGAGTGGAAATATTACAATAGTAGAAGAAAACGAGAAGCCTATTACTTATTCTAATCCTAATTTAGTACGAGATATAAGTTTTTCTTGATGGTTTAGTAGAACAGCTGCTACGATTACTATAGATGGTGTTGATGTTTTTATAGATTGACAAGATTATTCAAATGCAAATACTGCTCTTAACTATTTTACGTCTCAAATAGACTCAGAAACATATTATTTTACTGTTGCGAGTTGAGATGCTATACAATTAGCTAGAAAAGATGCTACACTCCCTGTTATTTTGATAGTATATGCTGACAGGTATACATATGATATGCAGTATAGGAATTGAGATACTCCATTTAATGAAAGAAGATGGACAGAAACAATCACCACAATAGATGGAGTAAGTACTACTACTCCTTGATTCGATACTAGAAATTTTAAATGAGACCATATTATAAGAAATGTTACTTGATTGTCTGAGGAGATAACAAGTACATATCCAGAAGACTTAAATATTGATGACTTTACAAGAACAGATTTTAGGTGAAACACTATGACTCCTACAGTTAAGTTAAATCTTAATTCTCTTACTAAAAATGGAGATACAACAGCTACAAGAGCTGTTATAAGAAATAACTCAGGAACTATATTACATACTGCTAACTTTGTATGAAATGAAGCTACTTTTAATGTAGTATTAGAAGCAAATACAACCTATCAAATAGGGGCTGATAGTAATTGAGCTTGATATATCCCATCTTATAGAAGTAATTTAGATGAACCATATAATTGATGAGGAGGAACTATTGTTTGGGATAACTTCTCTTCATCTGATAGATATTACTGTATACAATCAGCTACTTATGATGTATTGTCTGAATATACAGGGTATAATTTTTCAGCACAATATGATAGTTCAGATTGACCTGATTCTTTATGGAAACCACTTAACGCAACAAGTCAATACTTCGATAGATTACATAATGTAAGTTTTTTTAAAGATGATTATAGCCAAGTTATAGCAACCTCTGTTACTAATTATTCTGATGGATATACTGATGCTTGAAAAGCATATTCCTTTTTAGAAGTAAATAATCAGCCTACCATATTAAATGGTGATTATACTCCACCTACACAAACCTTTTCTCGAAGCTCTAATAACTACTTTATACAAACTAACTCAGCACCTGTAAGAATAGAAATAGAAGCGAGAAGTGCTAATGGGAATAGTTATGGGCAAATGATACGAGGAGAGCAAGAGTGCACAGCACAGTATGGAAGTACAACGGAAATAGTGCCTTGAAAGATATTTAAAACAGATGAAAACAACTCTTGAGATATAGTTGCACTCAAACGAGGTTGATTTGTTTTAAATTGGGACACAACAACGAGTAATAAACTAAATTGGACTTGCACAAGTTAAAAAATAAGTAATATAAATATATAGTAACTAAATATAAATATGGCAGAAGCAATACGAGATAAAATGCAAGGGCTTTCAGCAGAAGACCAAGCGAAAGTAAACACGCAGTTACAAGGTATGAGTCAAGAAGACTTAGCGAAACGTAATATCCCTGAGCAAACTACTGTAGAGCCAACTACTCCAGTAGCTACTGTAGAGACTCCAGTTACACAAGAAGTCACTCTTGATAGTTGAGAAGTTAGAGAGATAGGAGAAAAAGAAATAGCTATTAGAGATAAAAATCTAGCTCTACAAGACCAAGTAAATAAAGAAGCTCAAGAAGTTAAAACTCAAGAAATAGAAGCTCAAAAAGTAAACCAAGCAGAGAAACTGCAAAAATTCAATGAACTCATGGAAGCAGGAGAGAATCAAAAGACTCTTGCTACTTTTGTAAATGAAAATCCTGACTATAAAAAAGAGTTTGGAATACAATTAAAGAACTTCTACAAGAATAAACAGACTTTTGACTACCAACAGAAATACTCAGCATACACACCTGAGAAGCTGTATGACGCTACTTATAACTCTGAGATAGTAGAGGGTACAAAAGAGTGGAATACACTCCCTGAGAGCCTTAGAAACAGTTACAACGAGTATAAACAAGAACAACGAATTGTATCTACTCCAGAAGAGAGAAAAACAAGTATAGATAACGACACTAACAAAGTATTAAGCTTTGATGATATTCTCACAGAAGTTGGGAGTTTTTTCAGTCTCGATTTAAAATCAGAATACGAGGAAGCTATAAACACACCTGCTATATCTGAAAAGAGAACTGAGATTGAAGGATTAGCTACTGAACTAAAAGACCTGGAGGACGAATTACAAGCTATAGAAGATGATGTAAACGCAGAATACGAGGGGAGCGGAAGAAGTCAAAGCTATGTAAATGCACAGATTAGTAAAAGAAGTAGAGAAGTAGAAAAAGATTACAACAAAGTAGCAAACAGATACCAAACTTCACTTGCTACATACTCAGATATGAAGAGCGATATAGATAGAAACCTTAAATTCTTAGAGTTTGAGAATACACAAGCTAAAGAACAGTATCAAACAGCACTGAGTTTATATCAAACTGAGAGGGCTAGGATGGATACTTTTGCTATGGCTGAGTTTGAAAGAAAAAATGCTGAGTTAGCGACACAAAAACAACAAGAGTTTCAAAAGGAAATACTCCAAATACAACAACAGTTTACAAAAGATAATAAAAGTCCTACATATCAAACTGATAAAAATGGGAACTTACTTGCTATTATAGACTGAGTAGCTCAAAAGGTCATGGATTCTAACTGAGAAGTAGTTGCTATTACAAAAGAAAAGTGATTTACAGATAGTGTAAGTTACAATAAAGAAGCAGGATGATATGTTACTACAAGAGTATACGATGACTGAAAAAAACCTGACTTTTTTGTAAGTGATATTAATTGAGATTCTCAAACTAATATGGCTGTATTTGATAGCATATCTAAAATAGAGGATTTTCCACCTAGAACTGAACGTTCTAAAGCTTGAAATGGTCTTGAATGTTGAGAAGCAACAAATAACTACCTAAAAACTGTATGAGTTACAGATATTAGAATGTGAAATTCTTTTGAAAGTAAGGCTAAATATATTAATAACTCATATCCACAAGTATGAGGTCTTGCTGTATGGAATGCAGAATATACAGAGTTTGGACACGTTGGTATGGTAACAGGTATAAATCAAGCTGAGTGAAAGGTAGAAATTACTGATTATAACAGAGACTGAGACGGGCAAAAACAAACCTACGAGATACCTATTTCACAAGTAGTAAATAGTGATGGTGGATTTGTACATTTAGAAGCACAAACAGAAACTTGACCTATTACAAATACAAATATAGAAGTGTTTAATAGTCTTACAGCAAGTGAAAAAGCAAAGAGGCAAAATGATCCTGACTTCATTAATTTTATAGAAGAACAATCAAAAGTTTATTCAGACCCTGATGCTGATATATTTGAGGTATTACAATATAGTAAGTGAGGTAAGCCATTAAACGCCACACAAGCTGAGTCTATTAGTAAATTTTCTGCTACATTAAATTCTCTATGAGAGATACAAAAAACTATTGAAGAATGAACAGACGGAGGTATATTTTGAGGAGATAAAACGTGACCTATTAAATGACTACTTAGAAGTGCTAATCCTTATGATGTTACAGCACAACAATTAAAAGCACAAATAACATCTCTTATACCTAACCTTGCTAGGTGAGTATATGGAGAAGTATGAGTATTGACTGAAGCTGATGTAGCCTTGTATAGACAAACAGTACCTAACCTAAAAAGTACAGAAGATGTAAATAATGCTGTATTAGGTATGACGCTTAGACTTGTAAGAAATGGTCTTAAAGATAAATTACAAGACTCTGCTAGAGCCTGATTTGATGCCTCATTATATGAGGGTAAAATAAAAAGAATAGACGAGCAAGTAAATATTATAGAAAGACAGATGCAAGAAAAAGCACAACAAGAAGTACAGACAGGACAAACAGGTACTCTAATGAGTGATTTTAACGCTCAATTTGATGTACAAGAGTATGATACTATATTAAACAGATAAACTATGCAACAATTACCAGCATTTCTCGAATGAATAAAACCTATGTCTTATGCAGAGCCTACTGTTTTTGGTGGATTATCTAAAACAGAGACTAAAATTAAAGAAATAGCACAGCAACAGCAACCAAAGCAAAAAAACCTTACTAAGCAAGACTTGTTTGATGACGCTAAAAAAATAGTAGAGGCTAAATGAATATCAAGAGAAGAAGCTATGCAAAATACTCTCAAATACTACCAAGCAAAAGGATTACAAGTAGAGTGAGTTGATATTGATGCAGAGCTTAATTCTATGCAACCACAAGAAGAAATTGAAGAAGAAAAATCACTCTTAGGTAAAGTTTGAGAGTGATACGTAGAAACTATGAAAGGCTCTGCTGAAACTTTGTGAGCTTGAGTTGCGAACGTGCCTAATATGATAGGTAATACTCTTTGATTTTTAGCTGATGTTGTAACTCCTGAAAAGTTTGAAGGATTGTGAGATGCTTTGAGAGATTCTTGAGTAAGACAAAAAGAGGATATGCAGGAGATAATGTGAATAGACCCTGATAGCTTTAATACTAAAGCTTGAGAGTTTGGGAGTGAGGTTTTAGCATTATTTATTCCTTGAGGACAAGGTAAACTGCTCTCTAAGTTCCCACAAGCAGCAGATAAAATATCAGACCTAGCAAATGTAGTATCTAATATTGAACAGAAAGCACCTAAGTTATACAGCACAATTAAAAGTGCTGCGACTTGAGCTAAAGAAGTTGCTAAATATGAGGTAGTAAGTGAATGAGAAGTAACACCCGAGGGAGTTGCAATAGGTGCTGTAGCCAATCCTATAATCGGAACAACAATAAAAGGAATCTGAAAAATTACTAGACCTCTAGCTGAAAACTTAGAGCTTATGTGATTATTAAACCCTGCAAAGCTTAAAATAGTATCAGACCAATTAAAAGCAGAGTGAGTAGAAAATGTAAGTGTTTGAAAATATTTACTTGATAGAAATATAAAAGGATCTAAAGAAAAGATACTTTGACAACTAGATGATTTAGCGAATCAGAGTAAATGAGAAGTAGACACTGCAATAGGTGGTATAAAATGAACATTCAAAAACGATTCCGTAGATTGAGTTATAAACCAAATAAGAAAAGACTTCGCAGATGTCCCTGGACAAGAAGCTGTAGTAAATAGAGCTAGTGAATTATTTAGAAAATCTACTAGTTGAGAGGGACTTACATTAAAAGAGATACAGGAAGTAAAACGTATGGCTGATAAACACTTGAACTTATTTACTATACCTTGAGATGTAAGAGCTTGAGCTTTGAAACAATGACTTGCTAACCTAAGAGGTAATATTCAGAAATTTATAGAAGAAACAGCTAAAAAGAACGGAGTAAATAATATAAAACAACTCAATAAAGAAACTCAAGTAAATAGAACTCTTATAGATGCTATAGAAAGAAAAGAGAGTGCAGACCAAGTAAGAGAGATGTTATCAGCTTTCTCTACTACAGGTATATGAAGTGCTTTTTGAGGAGCTAGTGCAATAGCACAATGACAAGACCCTATGACTATACTTAAATCTGTATTAATAGGTGGTGCTATAGGTAAAGCGGCTTGAAGTACGGCTCTAAAAACACAAATAGCTAATATTTTAAATAAGCTTACTCCTGCTGAAAAGCAATGATTTAATAATTTTATTGATAGTAATGGTGCAAAACCATTAAATACAGGTATACTGAATAAGATTATAGAATTATCTACTAACGCAACTGAATAATGATTATATACTATTTATTTTTTATATTGCTTTGATATGCCCTTACTGTAAACTTTGTTGAGGGTATAGGTATGATGTGAGTGTGAATCATATTGATACTTATTACTGCTTTTTTTGTATGACTTAGAGAACTAATACTAGAATAATGAGAACTCCTATAACAACTACATTATGAAAGAGAGCTACTATAAGCACTGAGTTGAGTAGAGAGCGACAATTCTCTTGAAATAGATTATGGAGCAGTACAATACAACCGTGGCTTGCTACTTTCCAACCTTGGCAATATAAATGAACAGAAATAGATACAGAGCTTACAAAAAGAGCAACAATTACTACTAATTTAACATAATGGCAACAGTAATACAAGACATAGACCCGCTAGAGTTCTGAGATACCTCGCTAGTTAAAATAGAGAGTAATTTTGAGTCTCTCAACTCTAATAAACTAGAGATAGATACTTACAATAGCGAAAAGGCTACTCAAGACGATGCTATAGCACTCAATACAGCTAAAAGAAGCTACCCTTTAGCTGATGAAAACCAACTAGCTCAAAACACGAGTGATATATCTGACCTAGAGACTAATAAGCAAGATACACTTGTTAGCTGAACGAATATAAAGACTGTAAACTCACAGTCTCTTTTAGGTAGTTGAAATATAGAAATAACAGGTTGATGAGCTGTAGATAGTGTAAATACTCAAACGTGAGATGTTGTTTTAGATGCAGACGATATAGATGACACTTCTACTACTAATAAATTTGTACAACAAGATGTAGTTACAACTCTTTGAGCTGATGATACCACAATCCCTACAAGTAAAGCAGTTGCAGATGCTATATGAGATGCAGGAGGAGGAGATATGCTGAAAGCTGTTTATGATACAGATGATAACGGAATAGTAGATAACTCAGAGGCTTTATGAGGGCAAAACTCAGCATATCACTTAGATAGAACAAACCACACAGGAACACAAAACCTTTCTACTATATCAGATGCAGGGGATTTAGCGTGACTTGATACAGTTTGAACTACAGAAATAGACAACAAGGCTGTTACAAACCTTAAATTAGAGAATATGAACTCTAATACAGTAAAAGGGAGGCTAAGTGGTAACGGAACACCTCAAGATGTTTCTATGGCAGACTTGCCTATCTCTACAGCTACACAAACTGCTCTAGATTGAAAACTTGCAAACTCTCTCACTAAATCACAACTCAATACAGCAGTAAGTGATGGGGATGTAGCTTTTTTGAATAGTGCTAATAATTTTACGAGTACAGGAGATACAAGTTTTGCAGGTAACGTCTGAATAAAAACTACAACTCCTATTACAACACTAGATATAAACAAGTCTTGAGATAATTTTGATGCTCTTATTATAAACGATAAATCAGATTTAAATAACTGAATGGGTTTATATTTCAGAACTTTATCCGAATGACGTGTTTGTGTTTGAGATTTAGCAGACCTATCTTTTTGTACTAATCGTACTACAAAAAGAATGATTTTAAAAAATAATTGAAATTTATTATTGTGAACTACTACAGATACAGGTAGAAAAGTACAAGTAAATTGAACTGTTTGAGTTGATAAAATAAATTTAGTAAATCAGGGCACATTACCTTGAACTTGAGATGAGTGAGATTTGATTAGAGTAAATTCTGACCTATACTTACGAGAAAGTGGTACCTGGGTTTTAATATAATAAATATAAATTATGGCTGATATAAATGTATACATATTATGATGACAGAGCAATGCTTTCTGAGCTACTTGAGAGCCTTATGTAGAGGTAAGTGCAGATATACCTAACTGGAAAATAAATAATTCTGATTATACAAGTTTTGTTAATTTATCTGACTCTACTAATAGAGGGTTTTGAAGTTGATTTTCTATAGAAATGCCTTTTGCGGATAATATGAATAACGGTGGGGAAAGTGGGTATATAATAAAAATACCTCACGACTGACAAGGAATAGCAGAGAATCCTACAGGAAATGATATGAACTTCTTAACTTGAGAAAGTTTTGAATCAATGAGAACAAATATTCAAAATTCAATAACAACTATACAATGAGAATGAAATACTCCTATATTTAAGGGATTATTTTGGATTCATTGAGAGGCAGACTCAGGTTCTCCAAGAAGAGCAGGACTATATAAAAAAAACTTAGAAGAGATAATAAAAATGGTGCGTTTTGAAACTGAAACTTTAAATTTACCAGTTTTATGTTTACTCACAAGTGATAAGTGTAATCCAGAAGTTAGAAATCAAATAAATGTAGTTAGGGCTGCTATGAATTACTTATGAAGTTCTGATAATAACTTTTTCCCTATAGAATATAGATTTAGTCAGTTGTCAGATGGCTCGCATCATACAAAAGAAAGTATGATTAAAATATGAGAATTATTCTCTGATTTTTATCTTTGAGAACAATCTACTCTACCTACTGATAATGTATTTTCTAAACTTGTAGCTTGAAGTACAGAGTTACCTTTTCAAAACTGATGGGTTAATTTTTCTACTTCTTGGCAATCCTTAGAAGTTTACAAAACAAAAGAATGAATGGTACATATTATCTGAGCTGTAAAATCTTGAACTATTAACCAACCTACTATAACTGTCCCTATCTGATATAGGATATGATGAAAAATGAGATATAGATGTACTGCAAATACTTGAGCTGATGCTCAAATAGAGGTAAGAGATAATTGAGAAATTGTAATAATAACAGGGAATAACTTATTAACTTTTATTGATGTATATTATTTAGCACAAAAATAAAATGAAACAAATAACACCAGAACAAATCCAAACTATTATAAATAGACTTGCAGAAGCTCCTGCTAAGTATGTATTTGATGTAATAGTAGAGTTACAGAACTTGCCTGATATTGAACAACCTAAAAAGAAATAATGCTAAGAAAATACTATCCATACTTACTAGAATCGATAATCGTATGATTTATCTGTTTTTATGTAGTTAATAGTGTTTTTTTATATTTTCAAAATAAATGAGATGAACTACTTGCTAAGATAGAATCAGAAAGAGACGTAACAGAGTATATTTACTATAGAGGGGTACAATCACAAATGGATAACTTCGAGATATACAAGGATATAATTTTCATTAGTGATAGTGTAGTATTTGAAACAGTAGATGTAACTTGGCAGGATATACTTAGATGTGACTTATATGACTGACTATGATATAGATATTACTCTTATTATGAGAGTAAGGCTCGACTAGAAGTTAAAGACTACACGAGTATATGGACTTGGCAGTGAGAGAAGCCCACCGTAGAATCCGAGTGCTTTTTAGATTGACTTGTTGTGGTAAAAGCAGATAATGGAGATAATAAGTTTTTACATGTAACCTCTAATGTATTTACAATATGAGCAAAATAGGAGCTGAAATTGAACTATTTTTAGAAAAAAAATTTTCTGAATTTAGAAAAGAAAACAAAGATGATAGACATGAACATAACAATTACATACAATGAATTGTACTTAGTCAATGAGAAAAGATAGACTGAGTTGTATCTGAATCTCGTGAAAGGGAAGAGAAAATAATCGAGAAACTCGATGGATTATATTCTAAAAAATGGGTAGAGCGAGGAGCAATATCTGCGTGAATATTTGTAATATTTTGAGTTTCAGCTATAATATGGAACGTATTTGAAGAAAAAATAACCATTATACTAGAATGATTCCTAAAATAAAAGACATATTACTGATTGCAGTACTACTACTGGTGGCTTTTGTTGGTTGAATAGTATTTAACGCGAATATATCGAAGGATGATATAGATGAAGAAGATATAAAAGAACATATAACAGTAAGTATTAGTAAAATGAGATCTGAATTAATACAGGAAATTAACAACATTGAAATAGAAGTAATTTACACGGAACAATAAACCCATGCCAAAAATAACAATCAAGATGCCTAAAACTAAGAGGGTAAAGAAGATAAAGAAAGTCACAAAACCTAAAAAGAAGCTTTATACTTAAATGTATGTATGTGAATATATAATTGATGCTGATGAGAATGAGGAATAGCTATATGAAAAATTGTACGTCATAATATAGAGTTATTTCCTAAGTATGAACAAGAGAAAGCATACTCTCTTTTGGTAGGAATAGAAATAGAGATATGTAAGCCACACGATATACGATTTTATATTTGAGGTGGTCTTATTGCATACTTCATAGCTAACTGGATATTTGCCTATGATTTCACTATGAAATTCTGGTGGACAAACTTTTTTGTACAATTACTAATATTCCCTATAATGCTTATAGGTATGAATATATGAGGAATACGATATTTTAATTGGTGCTTACCCTGGAACAAGAGAATTTATCCTAATATAATAGATTAATGCACAATACAAGTAAAGTAACACTCTATGTAAAATGACATAAGGTTAAAATGACTAAGTGATATTATATTTCTTTATATAAATAATATGAAAAGAGTAGATTACTACGTTCTAATGACAGTTTTATTACTCGCAGGTGGTATATGTCTATATTTCTGACAAGATATGTATACAGGCTTGTTTTGGGGTATATTCTTTGCGTTTATTAAAGACATACTCAATATAAAAGAATCAGAACCTAAAATTACTAAAATAGATACAGAGACTGAAAGTGTTATAGATGAGTTTTTTCCTAAGAAATAAATATGAAATACTTTACTACCTCACAACCTCAATCAAAAAATCGTGTTACTCAAGAATTTTGAGATAGACCTGAATTTTATAAAAGATTCGGGTTTTTAGGTCATGAGGGATTGGATTTGAACGATACTCCTTGAACTCCTACACCAGTTTATGCTGTTGAAAGTTGAGTTATTAATTTAAGAAATGGTTGAGCCTACGGAAAAAGAATAGATTTAACTTATAAGAACTTAATGTTTTCTTATTGTCACCTATCTAAAATACTATTTAATACTTGAGATACTGTAAAGGCTTGAGAATTAATAGGATATACTTGAAATACAGCAAGTTATGAGATGCCTATACACTTACATTTTATGTGTGCAGAGTTAGATAGACAATGAAACGTAGTAAATACAAGAAATGGATATAATGGATCAATACATACAGGTATAGAAAACTGAAAGTTATATGTACAAACTACTAAAGAAATACAGTTTACCTGACCTTTTTCACAAACAAGATTCTACAAATGAGTAAGAGTAAGACAACTAAACAGAGACTATAAAAAAATTATAGCTTGGTATCATGAGTGAACACAAGAAATAAGATTATACGATAGATTCTTTACAAAGACTCCAGAGAGACAAGAAGAAGTAATGTATCACGAGTACACGCACCACATATACTTTTCTGTTATGCCTAATAGATACGCTAAATTCTGGGAGCTAATAAGCACATTTAACCCTGAGCTTATAAAAACAATCAATGAGCGAGCAAAAACTAACTACACAGAAAACGAATATTTACCTACAAGTAGGCAAGATAGGATACCAAGTGAGGAATTTGCAGAAATATCGGAGGAATTATTCAGAAATAACTTCAAGTGGGATGAAGATGAATTTTTGCATATTAAATATGCATACGTATATGCACTACTTAAAAAATATTGAGAGGTTGAATAGTTGCATTATATTTATTTCTGAATAATATAGCTGTATGAATTTGATTCATGCATGCACATGTAGAGAAATCTACGGAACTAATAACCTCTGCCAAGGTTATTTTTTTTGCATTTAACAACATATATCTTCTTTATATATCATAAATCAATAAAATAAAGTTGGTACTAAAAAAGTAAACAATCAATAATCTTGAAATAAAATATAATATATTACATACATATAACTAAAACATATAATGTATATGAATATATGATTCTGATATAGATAATATCTTAACCTCTTAACCTTAGTATTTTTCTCTGTATTTTCTCAGCTTGTTTTCATAATTCTAATATTTCTTGTGTTTTATTAAATGCTTTTTGTAAATCTTTATCTAGTGGAGCTTGGTTTAAAGCTTTCTGTAATAATTTCTTATATTTACTTTCTTCTTTTATCATTTCTTTTATTTCCCTATTCTTTTCTTCTTCTTTCTTCATTTCTATAACTTCATCTGACATATCCATATATTCTTTAAATATATTCTCTATATCATAATCAATTGTATAATAATTATCTATTTTTAATGAATAATATTTTTGTTTATATATAAAATAAAAATCACTATAAAATCTATCGTGTTCTTCTTTTGTTATAAACTCAATTCATAATATATGAAAAGTAAATACAGATATATTTATACTTGAATATTCTGTTTCTTTTTTTTCTTGCGTTACTGTAACAGTATAATTCTTATCTCTTATTGCCTGCTTAAATAATCTCTCAAACTTTTCTTTATTAGTTTCTTTTATTGGTTCTTCTTTAAATAAATTTAATATTCCCATAATATAAAAATAAAGCTCTAAGTCCTAGTGGCTGTTTTGCATAGAAACCACCAAGACTCAAAGCTATATAAGCAAAACATTTAATTCTATGCCTAGTAATTATATTCAATATAAATATAAAAAGCAAATATTTTTGCATTTAACACCATATTTCATTATACTAGACTAGCTAACCATAACAACAGGAGGCTTAAGACAATGTTCTTTGAGACTGACTCGACAACATGGCAAGCAACTTGCGTTCTGAGAGCGTAGAAAGAGAGGTCTATCTCCCCAGCCCATAAGAAGACTGCGTGGTAATAACATCTCTAACAAACTGAGAGTCGAAAGGCTCTCTTTTTTATTTCAAGCACTATTTATTACTTTAAAATAGCCAAGTTACATTACTTAAATACAAGTGATACCATATACAATACTAAGTGAGAAGAAAAATATTAAAACTAACTACTAAATATAAATAACTATTGCTTTTATAAGATATACAAGTAAGGTAATGGTACTTATATGATAAATTAAAATATATGACGTATCAATATGTACCAGTTTCAGATGAACAAAAAGAACTTATGCAAGTTTATAGAGATAAATTTGAAATCTTGCATAATGAAATATTAACTAATATCCCTAATAGCAGATGAAGAAGTTCTTGCTTAACTAAATTAGAAGAAGCAAGTTTTTGGTTAAATAAGTGAATAACAAATAATGACTAAATAACTATAAAAAAGATTTGCATTAAATAAGTTTATGTATTATAATACTCTTGATTCGTGGTAGTATATGCTACGATTCAATACATATATACCTAGAGTTTGAAGTCCAACCAGCTTAGTACTCTATGGTTGGACGCTAAGCAAATTGATGGATAATTCTAGGAAAACTGAGCTGGTAATTTAATTACTAGCTTTTTTTTATGAATAAAATAGAAATTGAAAAAATGTACGATGATATAATCAAAAAAATTAATAGTTATCGAGGTTATCATTGAATAAATTTATCTAGTATAGAATCTACAGCATCTAAACATATTTTTAGTAAAGAACTAGAGGAGGATTGTAATATTATAATCTCACATGAAAATATATATTCTAAAGATTGGATTAATGTTAAAGAATATATTAGAATTGGGTGGTTTTGACCTAAATATAATAGAAGTATTAGTTGGTCTGATGATTGAAAACAGCCTAAAGACGAATTATTATTAATGGTTTCTTTTCCTACCTGATCTTATATATTTTGAAAAGATTATGATAAAGATTTATTTATAAAATTCTTTTCGGAATTACGTTCTTATTCTCCTAAATATTCAGATACACATAATAAAAATTTATACTTTGATAAATCTAATATGTGAAATATATTCAACAATTTTGATGATATTTTTACTAAATATAAAAAAATATATAGAGAAGCCTTTTTAAAAAGAGAAATAAAAAGATTACAAGAAGAAATTAATAAACTTAAGTAATATGAACGAATTTCTACAAGACATACAAGAATTACTCCCAAAAGTAACAAAAAGAAAGGGGTATCTATTATTATGTAGCCTTTGTGGAAGAAGTGAGAAGTATTGAAACTTCTGAGTAGGTAAAAGAGACTGATATAAATTTAATATAAGTGAAAGGCAAATGCTAAAACTTGTTAAACTTATGATAGATTACTGATTCCTAGAGGTTACTTGAGAAGTAATAGGGAGTAAAGGTTTCAAATGTAGATTATTCAAGGCTAGTAAGACTCTCAGAGAAGTTTTTGAGTGAATAAGGGGTAAAGTGAAGCTCACAAGTATTACAGAGCGTATACGAGAGTTTAATGAGAGAACAGATATATTTGAATATCTAAAATTTGAATATCTAAAAGGATCAGGAGTAGTAAAGTACGGAACTCTAAGAATATGAGACTATATATGTACCCGAAAAACTAGAACTCATTTACTGAATATAAAAACAAGGGAGAATATAACCCTATTCGAGTATTTGAGGGGAGAAAAGGATTTAATAGAAACTTGTAAGGAGCTAAATATTATTTGATAAGAAATGAATATGAAAAATAAAATAAGAGAATTAGAGAAAGCATTAAAAGAAGAAAAACTTAATGAGACAAGAAAAAAAAATGAAAAATGGAATGCTGAATCCCAAAAATGGGTTAATGAAAATATGTGAAAGGTTTTTGAAGATACTTGTATCTTTCCAGATTCAAACGAAAAAAAAGAGTTTTGGCTATATAAAGTTAAGTGAATAATAGAAAGATGAGGTGTAAATGTTATAGAATACTATTCTTTATATATTACAGATAAGGCAGTAAAATTTGATACAAGTGTAACATACAGCTCTTGTCCATATATTACACATGGGAAATCGGGAGTAGATCCAAGTAAATGGGAAGAATGATTATCAAGATTAACTGAAATAGCTCTAGGTAAATAAACACCCCAATATTTGCAATAAACACTCTAAAAAAGTATAATATGATTTTAATTGATTAGTTTATTAGTATGAATATAATAGAAGCTTGGGCTGTAAGAGATTGTTGTATGTTTGAATTAGAGAATATATACAATAGCTTTGCAAATTCCCCTATTGAACAATTAATAGATGAATCTACTTGAATAAATGATATTAAAAAAGAAGAAATAATATCTTTACTTGAGCAATTATTAGAAGCTTTAGAATTTACTTGAGATGATAAAACTACAACACAAGATTTTTTAAAATATTTGAAAAAATAATGAATAAAACAAAAATACCATTAGATATATGGGAAATGGATTTAATAGTATATGATTATGGTACTAAAAAACAGATAGAGGAAGAAATAAATAAAATACAAAGAAAAGAGGATAAAATAATAGATTTTGATTTAAATCACTCAGTAGCTTTTCACTTCCAAATATGACAAACACTGTATATATTTAATAACACAAAAGAATTACCTATATTAGTACATGAGTTATACCATGCTGTAAGTAGTGTTTACGATACAATATGACTTCCTATGAGTAAAGAAAATGATGAATTTTGAGCTTATTTAATAAGTTACATAATAAGGAAGTTGTGATATTAGCCCAATATTTGCAATATTTCAATAAATAGGATAAGTGAGTTTAATATTAATAAATGAATTATGGAAATAAATGATATACCAAAATGAAAAGAATATATTCTATGAATAGATAGCTCTAATTGAGTAGAAGATAGGAGTTGTAAGATATATGGAGAAGTTATAGACTGAGTTCTATGTATAGATAGATTTGAATATTCAGAATAATGCTAGAAATACTAAAATACAAAACACCCGAAACTCTGGAAGCTTATGAAAAAATACTTACAGAAGCTTGAAAAAAGGACTGGAGATATATAGGGGAAAAATTTGATATGATGTGGTTTGAAAGACAAGTTAAGAAAACTGTATCTAACAAAAGACCTCCTATAGAAGACACTATCTTACACGAGGATAATAAACAACTCTGGAATAGGTGGAGTGAATCTCTCAAGGAATCCTACAAAGAGTTTAGACTTGCAAGATACGAAACTCACAAAGACTATGTAAGCCCTCTAGCTGAAAAGAAACTACTTAATATAGTAAATAAATACAGCGAGAACATATCAAAAAAGCTTATGGCTGATAGTTTATAATATAAAAGCATAGTAGAGAAGCAAGGCATTATAGAACAAGGCAGAGAGGAGATACACAAAGAAAACAAAGCAAGAGAAGAAGAGGAAAAGAGAAAAGAGCAATCTAAAACTTTAGAGGAAAGACAGAAAGCAGAACAGGCAATAAAGGACTCATGAAAGTCTCGTGAATACTGGGAGAATGAAGCAAAAAAACAACTTCGTATACAATACCCAAGTTATACAGATGATATGATAAAGTATAATGTACAGCCGAGAATGAGAAGTATATTAAAAGAGCAATGATTTTTATAAAGAGAAGTGATATGTAGCAGGATAATTTATAATATAAGAAAGAAAATATGGTTAAGTTAGCAGAGTTACGAAAAATAAGAGATGATTTACAAGAAATAAATAACCATCCATTTTGGGATGAAATTTCTGAACTTAATAAAAAAATAGATTTTTTTAATATTTATCTTGATAAAAGTATTGAAGAAACAAGTAGATATTTGCAATAACTAATCAATATAAGTATAATAGAATTTATTAATAAGAGAGATTATGGATATTTGATACAGACCAGTAGAAATAATTGAAAATTGAATTTTTTTTCATCCAAATAATATATTCCAAAAAGAGTCAGAGGCTTGGGACTGGATTGAAAGGCAAGGTAAATGAGAATTTACTATTCTAAAAGTTATTATTAATTAACCTATGACTACAGACGAATTAAACGAGTACACCCCTGATGAGCTACGAGAACATTTTAATTGATATATAACACTAAAAAAATGAAAACAGAAACTATAAAAAATAAAATATTCTGAGTTTGAGAATATATACCACAAGAAGAAATGTATATATGATTAAAACAATTACAGCAAAATTGTAGCTCTAGGTGGTCAGAGGAAAGAGATGTATGTTTTAGTACTATAAAGAAAAAAACAGCAGACAGGGATATAATCATATCTTATGATGTAAAAGAATTAGAAAGTATAAGTGATTCAGGAGTAGAAAAATGGAAAAAGTCAGATATAACAAAAGATATACTATTACAAATTAAAAAAATGTGATATGAATTAAATAAAAAGTTTCTAATAACAACCTAACACTAAAAAAATGAAAGCAATAACGCAACACTAGAAGAGATAGAGGAGGAGAGAATAAGGAGAGTAGATTTATTTATTAATAATGCAGTAATATGACAAAAAAATACGAAGAAAGCATAAAAGTATATAACGAATTAGAGAAAGCTGTATTGAGGTCTGGTCGAGCATTCAATTTTAAAGATGTAAATATAGATTATATAGAAGATGAGTGATTTATTATCGAAGGTAGGACTTTGTTAAATAGAATTAAGAGTCTATTTAGATAATATTTGCAATTACTATCGGGAGTGAGTAGAATATAAAGGATAATTAACATTAAAATAAGAGATGAAAAAAGAAGAAGCAATAAGATTAAATAAGATAGATCAAGCAGAATATTACGAGTTAACAGTAGTTATTGATGCTAAAGAGGAATATATAAAAGAACTCCGAGAAAAGCGAGCATTAGCCAAAAAACGTATCACAAATAGGGAATGAAGGTATATAAATTAACTTTCTTGAGTAAAAAGATTTGACTCAAAGATAAAAATCATTAAACTAGTGTGTAGATAAGAACTGAAGCTTTCTACCCAAGAGGATGTAAAGATATAAGTTAGATGTAAGATAAATTGCATCCACCAACAACAAACAATAATAACTCTATAAAATTAAAATAGAGTTTTTTTATTATAAAGATAGATAGAGTCGAAAGTGCGACAACGTACTTTGGCTTAATTTTGTTTTTATTATTATTTACTAATTATTAGAGTATGAAAAGAAAACTAACTGATTTTGAAATAGATATTTGTGAATATTTAGAAGACCTCCGAGATAGTGGAGTTACAAATATGTTTTGAGCTTGAATGTATATACAAGAAGAATATGATGATATATCTCGAAAAGAAGCGCATAATGTACTTGCATTGTGGATGGATATATTTGAAGAATGAGTAAAATATAAAGAGGTTGAAACTGATAGAGATTTAATATTTAACCAATAAAACTATGCCACTAGCAAAACACACTAAGAAATGAGTCAGAATAGGTAAAGCCTATTATTCTAAAGAAATGGCAGCAAAGATACTCGCAGAGTCACATATTATTTTACAAAACATATAATTATGACAAGAAGACAAAACAGTACAAACGCATTATTAAATATAATGACTAAACTAGATTGAATGACTACACTTGATTTACAAACACTTCAAGACTGCGTAGCCGATGTATTAACTGATAGAGAAGATAATGACTAATATATACACAACAGAATACGACGATCCATCAAGTGAGGTCGATATGGAAAACTTTAATAATAACTTATAAAAAAATGTCAGAATTAACAACACAAGGAATAGTAGAAAAAATTAACTCTACTACAGTACAATCTATACAATTAAAAGGTAAGATTGCAGAAGTAAAACAAAGACTCGCTGAGTACCCCGAGAACCAAGAATTAGAAGAGCTTAATAAACAGCTTACAGAAGTTACAGCAGAAGATACAGAACTTAGAACACTTGCTAAAAATAAAATGATAGACGCAGGTATGAAAAAATTTGAAGCACTAGATGGAACTACTATACAACTCAATAAAAAGCCTTGAGCACTTGTAATAGAAGATGAATCTATCGAAGCTTTAAATGACTACAAAAAAGAGAAAGTTACTGTTTCTATAGATAAAAAACAACTCAAAGAAGATATTAAAGAGTGAATTATTATAGATGGAGTAAGTATTAAGGAGGATTATACTTTGGTAATTAAAAACTAATGTTACAATGGACAGAAGAGAATCAAGAGTTATTTCATAATAAATAAATAATGCTACAAATAAAAACTTATAGTCCGAAGTCTCATAAAATAAAATGCTTAATTTATGGGGCAAGTGGTACTGGTAAAACTACTTTTTGAGGTAGTGCTGAAAATGTTATATTTGCCTCTAGTGAAGATGGTCTTTTATCTATTGCAGATAAGCAAGTACCTTTTGCTAAAATAGAAACATTAGAACAGCTAAAACAGCTAAGAGACTTTTTAAGAAATGATAAACATAATTTTGAGACACTTGTTATAGATTCTATTACAGACATTAATGAGAGGATTAAAAAATGAATAGAAGAAAAGACTTGAAAGGCTATGGAGAAGAACATGTGGGCTGAATTATCCGATAAGATTAAATGAATCTTGTTTGATATAAAGCTTATAGATATGAATATTATAATTATAGCTCAGGAGAAATACGAAAAAGATGGAGATAATATAAAGAAGATTATCCCTAGTCTCAATGGTAAGCTTGCAAGTGAGATATGTTATTTTATGGATATTGTATGATATATACATATAGATAAGGAATGAGAAAGAAGATTAATAACTTCTCAGAACGAGCAAACACTCTCTAAAGATAGAACTAAGAAGATATGAAATGATACTCCTTTAGATTTTAAGATATGGAAGCAAAAAATGGATGAAATATCATTATGAGAAGAAGAGGTGTTACATGAGATTATGACTCCTGCTGAAAAAGAGCTTATTAGAAAAACTGCTAATTTTGAGAATTATAAGAAAGATATGAACAGTGCTAAGAACTTAGATGAGTTACAAGTTGCATTTAAAAATATTAAAGCAACAGAGGTAACTAGAGAACAATGAATGGAGCTTAATTCCTATAAAGATACTTTAAAAAATAAACTACAAAAACAAGATGTCTAAAACATATATTAACTGAGCAAGCTGTAAAGCAATACAAGGACAACACGGAGAATTTTTCAATATCAGTTTTAATATTGAGAAACTATCAGAATATGCAAACGAAAAAGGTTATGTAAATGTAACAATGAGTAAGAGAAAAGAGCCGTGACAATACGGAGATACTCACTACTTTACTTTGAACGAGTGGAAACCTGAGCAAAAAGAAGATAAAAAAGAAGATGATATATCAGTAGAAGACTTACCATTTTAAATATAAAAACACAATATGACATACGATAGAACAGCAATAAATATAGAGAGACTTGAAACTAAAATAAGACAAGTTATGGAGAGAAAGGATTTAAGAAATCTTGACAAGATAGTTTCATTTCTTTTACGAAAGATAGAGAGAATAGAAAATTAATAAAAAACAGCCAAATAGTTGCGAAGAATAAAAATATAGTGTAATCTTGTAATAGATAGCAATATCTACACTTTACTTTCCTAAGAAATAATTATGGAAACACTACTAACATTTTTTGACCTAATACTCTATTTTTGAGATATAGAGACAGCAACTAGCTTTTGTGAGTACCTGTACAATGATACAAGAGCAAATACATTACCTGACGTTATTAATGCCTGCAAAGTTACTTGGCAAGAAACATTTAATTATTAAAATAAAGGATTATGAATAACACAAATAACTCTTGAAACTGAAACTCTTGATACCGAAACTCTTGAAACCGAAACT